CTAACCAGCCTCCGGCAGCGGATACCTGGCCTTGATCTCCTCGACCTTGGCGATCCAGGCAGAGTAGTCCGGCTCGGTACCGGCCTTGATCGCATCGAATTCAGCCTCGGTCTTGAGCGGGTCACTCTCCAGGCGGTATGCATTTGCCCGCGCCACGGCTGCGGCATCGTACTCAGCCTGCCTGCGCTCTTGCGCCTGCTGTTCAGCGGTCTTTACCTTGCTCCAGTCGATCATCGCGGTAACTCCACAGGTCCATCGGCATCGATCAGCAACGGTTCAGGAATGCGAGCGGCGGCACTTGCATCATCAGCCAGCGGGAACCGCAGGCTCAGTTCCAGCCGGTCGGCACGTCGCACTGCGGGACCAGCGAACCACTCTGATCCAATCGCCTCGGCCGACAGTTCGCCACCCTCCGGTAACGGTGTGAAGTCGAACGCCTGGCCGTTCACGGTGAGCACATCGCCAGCCCTGCTCAGCGATAGGCGTTCGCCGCTGCCTGGCAGCGGATAGTACGGTGACAATGTGATGATCATCAGTACCATCTCCCAAACGCGATGTATCCGGGCATAACCTCGGCTCTATCAACAAATCCGTGAGAAATCAGCGTCACAACAGAAGCCGACGGAGGGTTCATCGAAAGCCATGCACGAGCTGTTGCGCCCTCTCTAAACGCCGGAACCGGTGAAACAGATGGCGCAGCAGAAAACGCAGCAGGAAAATAGAGCGCAGCAACGCCCCCCGACTGAAACCCACCCCCGGTCGCAACGCTGCACACCAGAGCGGTACTGCTAACGCCAGCGCATATCTGAGTTCCGTCCGCAAACCGCACGAACTCTCCGTTCGCGTTGCTCCCGCGCTGGATCACCGCACCGGTGGGTACGCCGCTCGCCTGAGAGACTGCGCCGAGAATGCTGTCTCGCGAGTACAAAGCCCCAGTTGAACCCAGGGCAGGTCTAACTGCAGCACTCCCAAGCCCAAGGGACGTGCGCGCACCAGCGGCGGTTGCAGCTCCTGTTCCGCCGAGTGCTACCGGCACCGTGTCGCCGTCGGCGAACTCGCGGAGACTGCCGTAGCCGTTGCCGTCGGCCTGGAGTTTCGTCGGGCGTACATCAGCCATTGAAAAGCACCTGTAGGTTGAGAGTTGCGCCGCCGGCGGTATAGGCCGGCAGTTGGCCGTCAGGGTTCATCGTGAGCCGAAGCATGGAGCCATCGGCGAGATACCCAGGAACAGCCGCGGGGATGCGGACGTTCATCGGATAGGCCACCACCACCCCGGCGCCGTTGGTGACGAACTGGTCGTATCCGGCGCTCCGCCGGACGAAGTAGATCGCGTTCGGCTCCAGCGCGGCAGGCAGTTGCGCGACGACCTTGTGGGTCTGGAGGACGGCCATTTACCAGGCCGCCCCGTTCCACTCCGCCGGAATCGGCTGCCCGCCGAACCGAACCAGGCCCGACTCCTCACCGAACTTGTCCAGCGTCGACTTGTTCGCGTGCGTGTGCGCTTGGGAAACGGCAGTGTCGATCTGCGCCGGCGTCGACGTCGGGCGCCCGTTGATCGCGTCCCAGTTGAGCTCGACGTCCATGCTTTCGTATTCAGCAACTTTCAACCAGGCACTGGTCGCCGGGTTCCATGCGTACAGCGCGGCGCCGGTTTCAACTGTCGGGTCCGCGCTCGCGTCTTGAACCAGCACGAAGATTGCACCCTCAGGCTCCAGAGCGTCGCGCGCGGCGATATCCGCAACGAACAGGATCGGCGCGCCGGTGCCGGGCAGGCTGGCCAGCGCCTCGTTTATCAGCGCGTTGATCATCGCGCTGTTACCGATCGAGCGCGCCACTCCGGCGCTGTTCGTCAGGTAGGACTCCGAGTAGCTGCCGTTCTCGACGAAGTAGAACGAATCGGGTTCCAGCGTACCCGGCAGGGTCGCCACTTTGAAAAATCGAATCTGGGCCATGTCATCACCAATCAGTCGCGCCCCATTGGGCACCGTCTACGCCATCCCTCCCGGGAGGCCCTTGGTCACCCGCAACAACCACAAGCACATCGGCCGGCGGCGTCACGGTGACCGCGTATTCCTGCATCTCGCTGAGCACCAGCGGCTCGCAATCAACCTCGATCGCCAGCGCCCAGGGCTCGGCGGTGTCATCCATCGCACCCTCCCCCACGGCTCACAGTGATCGGACCGCTGTAGTAGCGGTGGATCGTGCCATCTGGGTATGTCACGTCCACGTCGTAGACCGCCGACGCCCATGCCAACGCCGCGGTATCGGAGGCCGATATCTCGCGCGAGATCGTTCCGGCGCCAGCGATCTCAAGGCCGGAGCCGAGCGCCAGCGTCATCAGCACAGTCCCGCCTGGCTCGGCGCGGATCTGCATCCGCACCTCGGCGCCAGTGAGGTCAACCGGTGGCTGGTAGATCAGTTGCCCGCCAACAGGCGCCAGCCCAACGGCTGACAGCAGGTTGATCTCGATCGTGTCGTCGTCGATGGACGCGACCCGGTGGGGCAATTGCCGAAGTCGAGCGCGGTTCAGTTCGGGCATGCCCTGGACACCATCGATCCAGGCCAGCCACGTGCCAGGCAATCCGTGCCCAGGGATAGTCAGCCGGACGGGAGCAGCCGGCGCGATCTGGGTGATCGGCCGGTAGACAAGGCTCGGTTGCATGATCCGCATCGTGTCGCGGAACGTCGCCCCTTTTTCAATGCGCAGGGGTACACAGGCCGGCGTCATGCGGCTTCTCCTTTGGAAGGAATCAAACGTAGGAATAGAAGGCGTTCGGGTCGTTGCGTATAGCGTCGCCGGTGAGAGGGTTGTAGGAGCCCTTGCCCCACGCCTCCATCTCTAACGGGGAAAAGCCACTAACATCCACATCAACCTGACGCGATCCGTGGGGGCCATGCGGGGTGAGAGCCACTCCAGCAAACCGACGGTCTCTACCACGATAGAAAAAAAGGCCTAAAAGCTTGTTTGAGTATCTAAGCACCGGCCACGCAGATTGGTCGCTTATCGTCGACGGACGCCCCGGGAACAGCTCAATTGGTGACGACCAGTCCAATCCTTCCGCATAACTGTCGCCAACATCAGGAGTAAGCAGGTATATATCACCCAAGCTAATAGACTCCGAGCCACTCGCGACACTTTGACCAGTGATGCTGTCAGCCCATTGGATAGAACCAGGCCCATTAAGAACTCCGCTCGTAGAAAGCGAGTTGTACAGCGACTCTGAGGACCCGCCGGAAGAAGAGCCCAAGGTGTAGGAAAACGAAATATCTTCGGTCATGCTAAATGAGATGTGGTCGCCAGAGATACCTGCCGAGCGCGACATCGTTGACACGATAGAAACTTCGATCGTTATTAGTTCAAGGGAGCCAGACAATCCATACCACGCTCCAGCAGTTGACCTTGCGCGAAGTGATGCTGAAAACTCTCCGATTAGAACTCTATACACGTGAGGCGCCCACGGATGCCCCGGGTATGGCGGGGGTGGCGGCTCTCCACTGCTTTCATTGAACGGGCCGTCTGGGTCCTCCGGCGTCCCACGCCAAAAGCGGGTATGGGTATTCGGGTCAACATCTGTTCGGCTGCTGTCGATAGTCTCGAATTGTATCTGCGCCCAAGGCGCAACCACGGACAGTTCCGCCTGAAAGCTGTTCGCGCCGCTCGCACTCACACGCAACTCAAGCATCCCACCAACACCAATGAATCCACTCCCAGCGGTCTCTTGATATCTAGCCAGGTAGAGACGGCGTGTTCCGTCGTTATTTACATCCAGAACTTCGAAAGAGATACCGTCCGGCTTGACGGGCAATCCAAGGTCTGACAGAGATATTGCATTACTACTGACCGTCCCAGAAAACCCTGTAAATCCATCCCGAAACAAACAGCTAGCAGCTATTGTTTCGAGAAAAAAATTGTATTGAACGCTTACGCCGTATCGAATCGTGTAACCACGAATAAATGCAGGCTGTAAGGAAACCCCGCCATAAGCTTCGGACAAATCCGTTCCACGCAAAATCGCTCGGTTTAGCCACTGCTCATCTGGATCATCGGTTTCCACTTCAGGGATAGGCATGCCTACGTCCCAAAGGGCCGTATTATTTGCGAGCCTGACAGGCGGCATCGTCATCGTGCGCCCGCTTGGTAACGTCAGGGTCGAATCAACGGCGTTGATTGGCTGTCGTATTAGGCCGTGCCATGGCCACCCCCATACCTGCGGAGCTTCATCGAGCGGACTATTGGGAAACATCGTTCGCGTACTCCATCACCACTTCTGCGCCTAACGCGTCGGTCATGACGATCTTCTTCACGCTGCGATACCGGAGCCAGGCCAGGCCATCGCTGGTGGGGATTGTCTGCAGTTCGTAGTATTCGCGCTGGTCGGCATCTTCCTCGATCAGGGGGCTCGCAATACCGCCACCCCCACCGAGCTGCTTTCCGGCGGGGTTGTAGTCCGCCCGCCCGCGCTTTGCATCCAGGGCGCCGCGCGGATCGATTTTCCGCAGCGACCGCGCCTGGCGTTCCGGCTCGATCAGCCGGTTGAGCGCGGCGGTCAAACCCTGGTCACCGCGGCGCTCCGCTTCGACCCGCTGGCCGCCGGCGCGGCGGATCGCTTCGTTCCTCGCGCCGATGCTGCGGCGCTCATCTGATAGAGCCATGCGCTATCTCCTACGCGTTCGGCACATCGCTGAACACAAGCATCGACAGAGTGAGTTCGTCAGCATCGAAATAGACGCGCGCCCACACTTCGCCGTTGAGGTCATTTGCATTGATCAAGAATCCATACGACTCCTGAACAGCCCACTGCCGGGTTGTGCCAACGATCGACATCCCTCCTGGCAATTCACCGGACGTAACTCTGATCTGCAGTTGCTGCCCGCTCGGACCCGCGGTCCTGATATTCAGGTCGAACTGTCGGGATGTGCTGGGATCGATTCCAATTGCGGCAGTGCCGAGCTCGGGAATTGCGAACAGACGGGCCTCAACAAATGAGTGTTGAGGCTCGAGAAGGAACTGGCCGTCGGTGTTGACATGCAGCACCTCGCTCGGAGCGCTGCCACCGCCACCGCCCTGCTTCACCCAATCCGCCGCAGAGGCCGTGCCCTTGGCAAGGTACTGGTCACCGTTTGTCGTGTTTACGTAATGAGCGCCCACGCTGGGTGGTGCCAAGGTTGGAGCGCCAGCACCGGACAGGACGTGCGTAACAGTTGCCATCAAATGTTCTCCATGATCAGGTTGTTTCCGGCGCCATCGACGAGAGCCGAACCGCTCGCATCGACCAGGGCTCCTTCGGGAGTGCCGCCCTCAAGGGCCGCGATTCGCGCTTGCAGTGCCATGAGATCGCCGGCCGTGACGGCTGCATAGATCGCCGACCCCGCCGGCCAGTTGCCGTCGGCGGTGGCTTCCTGGGCGCGCTCGATCGTCACCACCCCACCGGCGCGGGAGATTGCTTTCACGATCTCATGCTGAGCGCCGGCAGCATCCGCCAGCGTCAACAGCACCCAGTTACCGCCAGAGAGCGGCAGCAGCGCGGCGGCAGCATCCGGCACCGTCAGGCTCAATTCGCCAGGCGAAAGGCCGGCGCTCAGCGTCGTCTTCCAGTTGTTGATCCAGGCTCTCGCCATCGCTACATCTCCAGTAAGTCGTCAGGCACGGATACCCGGTAGGTGGCCGCGATCTCAGGCGCATGCTCGTCCCTGTAGGTCTCCGGAATGTCTTTCGCGGTCAACGAGAAGCGCCGCGGGAACAACTCGGCGCCGGGATCGCGATTGCTCCAGTTGCCTGAGAAACCATCCGCCTCATCGTCATACGCGGGACTGCCGTTGCGGCCCCCGAGCTGCGTCGAGAGCTGTCCGCCGCCCGACGGCGGGCTGACGGGATCTGACGAGCCAGCAGGAGGAACAAGGGGGTCTTCTGCGCCCCCGCCGCCTCGCATCACAGCGATAGAGATCGTGGTCAGCGCGCTTCCGGATGCGAGGTCGAGCCGGTCGACAATGCGTCGACACTTGCCCACCGCGCGCGCGCCCTGATCATCGAGGCGGAGCGTATGCACTAGGTCGATCGGTAGAACCATGCTGGTGGGCACGTCCCACGTCACAGTCGTCCCGCGGTGCGCGGCGATGAGCGTCGTTGCTCCCTGGGCCAACAAGCAGTTCAGCGCGGACAAACGCCGGTTGCCATCCTTCTCGTCGTCGTGGCCGGTGCTGCCGCCGGTGATCGGGTCGCTTTCCCAGCGCTCGGACCTGTCCGACTCGATCTCGAACGAGGCACGCTGCCGACCGACAATCGGACCGGTCGCCGCAACGCTCGGCTGAACCTCCATGACCAGCCGGTAGCGCTCGGTGACGGCTTGCGTCCAGCGCCTCCCAGCGATCCAATTTCCGCCCAACAGCAGGTCGGTGAAACTATTGACCCAGGCCGCTGGCGGATTGCAGTAGACCCCGGTTGGCGGCAGTGGATACCAGGTGGCATAGAACAATGTCTGACCGCTGCTTTCGGTCGCCGAGGTGATCATCTCGACATCAGGTAACTCGGTGTCATCGCCGCGCCAGTTGCAAAACCCTGCCTCGCCAACAGCGTTACCCGTGCCGGGGTGCTGCCAACCATACGAGGCGTTCAACTGCCATAGCCGGCTGAATCGGTAGTCGCACTCGATCTCGACCCTGTTCGTCTGCGAGCTCAGGTCGGCCAACTCGACCGCAAGCGATCCGTATACCGTAGAGCCTTGGCCGAACTCGAAGGCAGGAACCACCGAAAGCCATGACGTGACGCGGAGAGCACCATATGGCGAACAGTCCAAGCTCCCGGTAACGCTGGTCAAACGCTCCTGGGCGTAGTCCCATCGTGAGCGCCCATCGACCGGCTCGAACACATCGGCGGACCAGGCGCCGCCGACCAGGGCGTCAACGGCCGCAATCTCCATGGCCTCTACACGCTGCTGCAACTGGTCAGTGCAACTGACGTCCAGGACGCGCCGAACAGGATTCCAGGCTGGCTGCGTAACCCTTCCCGTAAACCGCCGGCCCTGACTCAGCTCGCCGGCGGTCTCCGTTGCGTAGTCGATGGTTACGGTTCGACCAATCCAGTCCGTAGGGACAACAGGGCCGTCGCCGAGATAGATCGAAAAGGAAGCGACGCCTGCCGCCCCCTCTTCACGATCGACCTCGATCTCCCCGGTCAGGAGCGGTGTAACGTCGTCATCGCCAACACGCACGATTGCTCGCCAGGTGAAAGCGTAGCCTGGAATGATCGGCTCAGGACCAGGCACAACGGATTGAGCGGCCGAGTTCAGCTCAGCGCTATTGAGCGGTCCACCGTTGAGCATCAGATTTCCTCAGCGACAATTTGCCAGGTCCGGCTGTTGTTCGAAGAATCAAGCGCTTCAGGAGGGACCGACGCGAAGACGTGGAACAGCGGCCACCACTCGACGCGGTAGAGTTGCGCGCCTGGGATCTCCGACACGGTTACCACCTGGCCGGCGGACGACACGTCCGTTCTGACCCACTCACGGCCGACCAGCGCCAGCCCCCACGGACTGGCATCGGGGCGAACCTCTCCAGGGATGGTGAATACTCGGTCGGCGGCAGTACGACCCGAGATGCCAAGCGACGCATTGCATCGCAGCTCCAGTGGGCTGTCGAAGTCGAGCCCAAGCATCCCCGTACCGATCCATCCTGAACCGCTGATGGTGATTGCCGTCTTGCGCCAGTGCGTCATCTGTACTGCCGCACCTCCGCTGAGCCTCAATCGCTCGACGCCGCCATCTACAGCCTGGTACTGACACTGCGGGGCGCCACCGTGTATCACGATCGGTATTCCCCCGAGCATCACGTTCGGAATGATCATTCCCAACTCCATAAAAAAGCCCGCGCGAGGCGGGCTTGGTCATTTTGGGCGCGTCCGCCCGAACTTCGAAGCGGCCTTGCGTATATCTCGGAGCGTGTCGTGTGTCCCGAAAACGGTGAAACCGGCATCGTCTCCACCCAGGTTGAGGGTCAGCGATCCCAGGTTTTGCATGGCTGCCGGCGGATTCGCCTGCTGAAGCGCCGCAGTCGGAATCTCGGGTATCTCGGGGAAAGTTCGTTGATACCTCTGCGACATCTGCAGCGACTGCACCGCGTTGAAGATGCGCTCTCCTCCGCGCATCATCATCAACTCCGGCCCACGCTCCCCAACCCACGCCATACCAGGGGGAGCGCTCTGCGTACCAGTGGCAAACCCGGGTATCTTGGGGGTGATGCTGGGCACGCCAGGCAAGCCCATCTCCGGAGGCGGAACCAGCGTGATAGGTATCACGAGCTGCTCAGCCAGTCCGGCGGCGATGTCGGCGACCTGTTGCTTCAAGGTCTCCGCGCTTTCGAAGTCCATTCCGAACGACACCTCGACGTTTTGCACAGCCTTGATGCGCTCCTCGAGGTCGGCCAGGTTCAGGCGGTTGACGTCATCCGCAGCCTTGGCATTACCAGCCTCGACCTCTGCGGCCTTGTTGGCGATGCGCTCCACCTCCTTGGCCACGCCTTCGAAGCCGTAGCTGTTCGCGCCAGCGTCCTTCAGTTGCTGAAGGATCTGCAGCGCGCGGCGCGCCTCCTCGATCGCCTTTTGGTTGTTGCCGGCGGTCAGCGCGTTGCGAGCCGATGCCTGGGCCGCAGTGGCATCACCGAAGGTCTGCGTTCCGGATGCGGGCGTCGCCTGGATACCCTTCACCAGGTCGGCAAACTCCTTACGGACATCTGCCTGGCGCGAAAGCGCGTCGTTGAGGTTCTTGGTGGACTGTTCAAGGAGGGCCTTGGTCCGAACAACCTCAGACTGGAGATCGGCGACGTTCTGATCCCGAGCCCGCTTCAGGGCATCGTTCTGGCGCTTCACTATCTGCTCTTGACGCGCCTTCTCGGCGGCGAGGGTGGCTGTGAGGCTGCCCTCGCCCTTTTTCACCAGCGTAGTCGCCGTGTTGATCGACTTGGCAACATCGTTCAACTGGTTCGCAACCCAGTCGACGATGCCTGTATTCTTCGCTCTGCGCCCCCAATATTTCTGGGTTTCGGAAAAGATCCGGTTCAGCCCCGCGCCGATCTCCGGCGCAAACGAAGCCATCTCCTCGCGGAGCTTCGGAAGTTCCTTCCGCAGCGCGATAACGATCTGCTCCGACGTCAGCTCACCGGCGGCAGCCATCTCGCGAAGCCGGCCGACAGTCACTCCGAAGGAGTCCGCCAGGGCGCCAGCAATGCGATCCGAGGACTCCAGAACGGTATTGAACTCTTCGCCCCGCAGGACACCACTGGCGATGGCCTGGGAGAACTGGGTAATGACCGAGGCCGACTCCTCGGCAGATGCCCCACCAATTTTCAGGCCGAGCGACACCGCCTCTACGGTTTCGAGGGCGGCGCGCTGATCCATGCCCGCATCCCGAAGCGGGCGCTGCAACCGCGAATAAAGGCCGATGAGGTCGCCGACGTCGCCCTGAACATCATCCGCGATACGGTCGAGTTCGATCTGCGCGGTGTTGAATTCTTCCTGCGAGCGGGTCGCCAGGCGAAGCCGGGAATCGAGCCGGCCAACAGTATCGGCGCCGTTCGCTAGCTTCGCCGTTGCAGCACCTACTGCGGCTGCGAGACCCGCAACCGCCAGCGCTGGACCGCTCCCGCGTAGAGAGCCGATGCTCGACAGCCGCGAGCCGGCACCAAGCGAGTTGAGTTCGCTCTTGGTCTCCGCGATCTGCTTTTTGAGCGCCCGCTGCGCAACGGCAAGTTCCCTTGTGGACAGCGTTCCGCTCGACCGAAGCAAGCGATATTGCTGGTTCAACTGCCCGATAGCAGCCTGCAGTTCGCGCACCCTGGCGACTCCCAGGGTGCTACGCGCTTGCTCCAAGTTGAAGCGGCGCTGCTCTATCGCGCTCTGCTTGATCGCTGCGGCCTGTTGCCGGAGGCTGGTGGTGGCCGCATCATTCCGGCCCGCCTGGAGGTTTCGATCCAGTTCACGCTGGAGCCGCTGCCGTTCGGATGTCAGGCTCCTCGTATCCAGACCGGCCTGCTTCAACTCCCGGCGCATCGCTCCGAGCTTGGCTACCTGGACGGTCTCTGCCCGCTCCAGGCTTCGCAGGTCCGAAATGGAGTCCCGGTAAGCCTGCTGCAATTCGCGACTTGGCCTGATCGTCGATGCCAGCTCGTTGCCGAATGTGCGGATCTGCTCGCGCGCCGAGCGCGCCTGGCGTTGCGTGTCCTCGAGGGTGCTTTCGAGAGCAGTGAAATCGTTTAAACGCTTGAGAGGTTGCGCGACCTGCCTGACTAGTTCGGCATATTCCTTGCGGAAGCCTGACACCTCGCGCAGCGCATCATCGAGGTCAGCGGTCAGCCGGATCTTTACGTCAGCCATTTCATTCAGCCTTCAGCGCGGTCAAGAACAGCGACCAGGGATATTCAAGGACGTGGTGATGCCCAAGCCTCACCAGAACGCAAATGGCGCGCTCCAAACTCCTTATGGCTTGTCGCGGAGTTTCGAGAGACGGCCCAGCATTCCGAAAAAATGCGGGTTCACCTCTTTACATGCATCCCGCAACTTGGCGAGTTGGCTAGGCCGGAGATCGTTAATTTGGTTCTTCGTAACCGACGTCATCAGGCACAGATCGGAAAGCCTGATATCTTCGAAGAGAGCATTACTGACGAGATCTTGGTCACTGACCTCTTGCATTAGCTTTCGAACATCCGCAACGCTAAGTTCTCGCACGGTCAACTCAACGCCATCAATATCAACAACCCGACTTGCTGTGAATGTGGACATTTTCGACTCCATAAAAAAGAAAACCCCGCGAGTAGCGGGGTCGGCAACTGAAATAAAACAATCAGCAGCCAGAAGCGTCCCAAGACTGCTCACTTGTAAAGTCAGCCTCCCCAGGCTTTCTGACAACGTAGAAACCGGCGCCGTTGAAGATCAGCTCCCACTCCGGATCGGCAGAGCCATCTGAGCGGCCGAAGAACCCGGCCTTATTGACATAAGGAGGAGGCGAAGAACTGGTGTCACACTTACCATCAGAACTAATAGGTGGCTTAGGAGACTTCGGCGCCTTCTTAGCAATCTCAGGTATTGAGCCATTGTAAGCAAATACAACACAGCCAGAATCTAGTTCATTGGAGCCGATAACTTTGTACTCTTTAGACGAGAGCTTACTTGCGACTTCCCAGTCATACTTAAATCCGTACTGAACAGCGTCCCCGCTTCCGCCGGTTATGATCTTTTCCGCTTTACGTGCATTGCTGATAGTTATTGTCCCATCAGCTACGCAGACCTGCGCCCCGGTCTTATTTGTCATGGCCATCGCACGCGCATAATCGAGGCTCTTTTGCAAATCATTGCGCGCCGAGGCCATGCTATTGCCTTTTATGAGATTCACAAACGACGGAATGGCGAAAGCGACCATGACACCCAAAAGCACGACAATGACCATCAGCTCGACAAGGGTAAATCCGCGCGACCTAGAGTACATTTCAACCCCTCCCTAAATGCCGCCACTGTAGCACCACGCGGGCGAGCCCACATCCGGCGTCCCTGCCGGGCATGAACGGCGTCACACCGTCGCCAGTTCCTTCTTGATGTTGAAGTACTTCGACTTTCCAGCGCCGACCTTGGCCGGGTCCATCAGCACCTTGGCAGTGGCCTCGGCAGCCAGGAAGTCTTCGGTGTTGATCCAATCCTGCTGGCTCGACGGGTTCAGGCGGCACCGGAAATAGCGCGCCTGGATGCGACGCTGAGTACCAGCGGCGTTCTCGCCCTCGAAGAGGAATTCGAATGTCTTGCCGCTGTTGGTCAGCGCCTCGATCACATCGACGGTGGCGGACTTGTAAGTCACCTTGATCGGCGTGGCCGCAGAGATCGCACCCCCTTCAACGATTTCGATACCGGCGCCGGTCATGTTCCAGTCGTCGAACTCTTCGTAAGTCGTGGTGCCGTCATCACTCTTCACGCTGGTGATCTCCAGCGGCATGAAGTCGAGCGCGATCGTGCCTCCTGGAACGGCGGTGTGCGCTTCGTCGGTGTGGGTGGCAGAAGGAACGTTGGTGGCGTCACCCCACACCAAGGCAGCCAGGATGCTGGTCTTGAGCTCGCGGAAGTTGATCGACAAACCGACCGAAGTGATGCGCGAAACGGCATCGTACTCACCGCCCTGCGGGGTGGTGGTATCCGGCAGAGTGATCTCGTTGGTCTCGATGGTCTGCTGGATAGTGGACACCAGGCCAGCGAACTGGAAGGGTGCGGTGGCGCCAGACTCGCGGATCTTGAAGGGTCCGCCGATCACGTACGTCTCTTTCTCGATAGCCATATCAGGCCTCCTTCTTGATCACGCCTTCGCGGCGCAGGAATTCAACCTGGTCAGGGCTGACATTGATCTTTTCGCCGGCCGCCTTCTCCTCGCCCTGGTGCCAATGCACCTTGGCCAGGGTGACCTCGACGGCTTTGTTCAGCGCAGCCGGAGGCGCGGCGTCGACCGTGGCCGGCACCTGGGGATCGCTCTTCATGGGTTACCCCTCGATGATGGTTTTCAGATAGACAGGGATTCGAATCACGGCAGCGGCCACTCCATCACCCGGCGGGTACGGCTCAGGCGCCCCCAACGTCAGCCCGGTAATGCCGCGCTCTCGGGGCAGCCAGCGCAGGAAATGCCCCTTGGGGGCAGGCATCAGGCACGCCAAAAGGTCTAGCTGTAGGTCCTCCAGAGCCTCCTCATAGTGGTCATACCCACCTTGCACCGCGCCTACCACGTCGAAGCCGCGATGGAAGCGAACGGCGGCATCAAGATGCTCCGGCGGCTGCTCCTTGCCGGGCTGGACGACAATCAGCGGAAAGCCCTCGTGCCGTTCCTTGACCAGTTCGTTAAACCACCCGGAGAGCACACGAGTGCCAGCGTCTGTCCGGTATCCCTGGTTTGGCGTGATGGTTTGCAGGCGCGCCAGCAAGGCCAAGCGGCCGATCGTGAGCACGTTCGGCTTCATGCTTCCTCCTCGATCGTTGCTGCCGTCAGCAACCAACCGTCGTTCGCAATGAGCTTTTCCACGAGATAGCGCGACGACCCGATGACGAAGAGGTCGCCACGCGATGCCGTGGGAACGTCCTTCGCCAGCCAACTGATCCCAACCTTGTCCGTGATGAAAACCCCATCAGGTCCCTCGTAGGTGAGGTTTCGGTCGACCTGCAGCGGTATCCCCCTGATCGGGGGACGACCGATGCCGCGGAACTCGCCCACGGCATCAGATAACCGCTGTTGCCCACGTTCGTGGAGCCGTTGGATCAGCCGGCCAAAACGGCCCGGCGCGCTCATTGCTGGATCAGCATCGCCGACGCGAAGCCGTCAACGGTGGGCTCGGTGATCTTGCCGAACGCCACCGAGTCGGCAGTGGCAGCAGCTACCAGTTCCCCATCGAGCACGCTGCACTTGGCACCCTGGGTCAGGCCAGCGGCAGCAGGCAGGCTCCAGACGCCGCCAGTTTTTCCGGCGAACGGCTCGCCCGCGGCGGCATCTACCAGCGGCACCACCACCAGGTCTCCGATCACCGCCGGCACGCCAGATTGAACGCCGCCAGCAGGCGCGATGAGAGTCAGGACGTTGCCGTCCTCCACATAGTTCTTCGCCATGGTTGATTCTCCTAATGGCAGAAACAGAAAGCCCCGCTAGATGCGGGGCTCGGGAGTTGGCACCGATCAGGCGCCGTTGGATTTCTGCAGGCCACGGAAGTCCAGCGGCGCCACGCCGGCGTCGATGCGGACCTTGCTGGCCACGCCGTCGACAGTGAAGCCTTCCTGTTGCTCCAGGTACGGAGTATCGACGCCGTCCAGGTAGGCCACCTCGATGGTGTCAGAGCCTTTCTTGGCAGCCATGTACCAGGCGGTCGCCGAGGAATCGTCCAGGCGCGGCTCGCCGATCACCTGCGCGAATGCGCGAATCGGGTTGACGATGCCGCTATTGACGTCGGCGCCCGGCACGGACTCGGAGTTGATGATCTGGTTGGCCTTGTCCTCGAGTGCCACCGGAGTCAGAACGAAGCCCGGACGGATGTTCAGGGTGCGCCCCTTGCCCTTCTCTACCTGGGCTTTCTGGGTGGCCATCTGGGTCTTGGCCTTGCTCAGGCTGTCGATGGAAAGCGCCGAAGCCGCGCCAGTGAGCAGGTTGCTGTGGTCGGCATGGAACAGAGCCTTGCCATCGCTCATCGCCGGGTTACCGGTCAGAACCGCATAGACCAGGTCGCCGATGGTGGCCTTGGCAGCCTGGCCCAGCTTGAACGGGATATCCGAGAGCATCTGCAGGTCGTCGTTGATGATCGCCTGACGAGTGATGCTGAACAGCTCTCCGTAGGTGGCCAGGATGATCTGCTCGCCGCGCTCGCCGAGGGTGACGTACTTGTACTCGGCGCCCTCACGCACCTGACGCAGCGAGGAAAACTCGCCCAGCCCGACGCGGCGCGCCGGCTTGAAGTCAGTGAGAATGCCGGACTTGGTCCACAGCGGGAAGGTTTCTTCGGCCTCTTCCCAGCCAGCCAGCACCGACTTGTTGGCGACATCCAGAAGGATCAGGCCGAAGTCGCTGGAAGTGTGGGTGAAAGCCAAGCCGACCATTTGGGGCGCGTTGAGCGAGGCCACACCGATCCCACGATCGACCAGCGAGGCGCGGGCCAGTTCGCGGAGCGTCATGCCGTTGTACGCGTTGTCAGCCTGGCGCTCGCCTCGACCGATGCGGGCCAGCACGCTCGCGCGCACCGAGTCACCCACCAGGTTGCCGTTGCCGGCATGGATGTGGGCCCCGCCACTCAGGGCGGCAGCCGGCTGGGTGTCGGCGCCAATGGCAGCCAGCAGCTTCTCGCGCGCCTGGTCGACGGTGATGTTCATGTCGTTCAAGCAGGTGGCGAGCAGTTCGGCGTGCCCGGTGGAAAACGCGCCGAAGGCAGCAGTGATTGCGCTGCGGCGACCAGATTCCTCGGCGAGGATGCGGGCGCGAATATCGGCCTCGGTTGGGGCACCGGCCGCGGGAGCCGCCGGCGCGGCCGGTGCCGGAGTCGGCGCGGGAGTGTTGGCCGGCGCGGCGGGGGTCTGGGCGCGCGGGGCCAGTAGAGTTTTCAGAGCTTCGGGCATGTGGGCGAACTCCTGCATGCGTTTGGAGGAAAGGTGAGCGGCCGCTCGCAGCGGCTCAGTGAGCTGGTCGGCGAAGCCGGCAGCGACGGCCTCTCGGCCATTCATCCAGGTCTCCTCCTTGAGGAGCGCCTTGATGTCGTCGGCGGACTTCCCGGTCTTGTTGGCATAGGCCATGACCAAGGTGTCCTCGACCTTGTCGAGCAGTTCGGCATAGCGGCGCATGTCGTCCGCATCGCCGCCCTGGATGCCCCAGGGCTTATGCACCATCATCATGGCGTTCTCGGGCATGTAGATGGTGTCGCCGGCCATGGCGATGACTGAGGCCATCGAGGCAGCCAAGCCATCGATGTACACGTCGACGCTGGCCGGGTGGTTGCGCAGCAGGTTATAGATCGCCGTCCCCTCGAAGACGTCGCCGCCCGGGGAGTGGATGTGCAGGTTGATCTTGGTCAGGTCGCCCATTGCCTTGAGGTCTCGAGCGAACTGCAGCGCGGTGATGCCCCAGACGCCGATCTCGTCGTACAACAACACCTCGGCGACGCCGCGACCGGCAGCCTTAATGCTGTACCAGGACTCATGCGGGGCGTTGGCCTCAGTCAGCGCCGCCGCCATCGGCAGCATCAGGTTTTTATGGATCAGGGTTTGATGGCTGCCCATCGGCGCCTCCATTGTTGCTCTCGTTGGGGAAATCCGGGCCAGGCACGGGTAGGGCGGCGCCGTATCTGTTGACGAGTTCGCGAGCCTCGTCGGCGGTAAGCATCTTCCCGACGCCCAGGTACACCTTCTGCACCGCCTCAACTGGGTCCATCCCGGACTTGACCAATTGGTGGTAGGCATCCGAACTGAAGACCAGGCCGGCCGCCCGGTTCGCCTTGATCTCCGTCTCACGCGACTTCTTCAGCTCGCGCGGATCTCGACCACGGGCGCGGGCAACTTCCGCCTCATCGGCGAAGCCAGCCTTGACCAGCAACTCCCATGCGTTGGCCTCATGCATCGGGTTAATCCATGGCATGACCGGCCCCTGGTAGACCGCCGCGTAGAGAGTGCGGTGATCAACGTCGGCGGGCAGGCGCTCCTTCCGAGCCAACAGGTACATCTGCAGCCAGGACCGGTAGACAGGCCGGCACCAGTAGTCGATGAACTCGTGCTGCAACAGGTCGTAGCCCAGCCAGCCCTCGACCAGTTCCTGGCGCTGCGCCGAGTAGGTGCCGTCGTAGGCCCTGGACACCGAGGAGTAGGTGCTGCGAGTGCCAGCGCCGATCATCCGCAGTTGGCCGTTGCGGAAACCTTCAAGGAAGGGGTTCGGCCGGTTGCTCTCGATCATCCCGACGTCTTCACCTGGCTCGAGGTCGTCGAAGACCATGCCGGGGGCGATGGGGATCGTTCGGTTCTTCCGGTCCTTCCCGGGCTCCACCGTGTAGCTGTCGGGGTTGCCCTTCTTGATATACATCGCCAGGGCAGCACTGATGCGCGCCGCCACCCGCTCGCTCTCCTCGTAGTCCTTCAAGTCGGCAAGGCGGATAAGCACTGCGTGCAACATCGGCACGCCTCGGTTCTGGCCGATCCGCTTGCGGTAGGCGATGTGGATGATCCGTTCCGCTTCGACGCGCTTCACCGCCAGGCTGCCGCCCAGCGTCTGCAGGTTGCCGGGGTGATCCTTGAGAAGGTGATAGGCCCTTTTCCGGCGCCAGGTGTCACGCTCGACACCCTGGACAATACCCTTCGACAGGTTGTTGTAGCTGAAGGGCAAGTAGTCGGGCTCCAGCAGCTCCAGGGCGAAAGGCACCGACGTGGCGAACGTGTAGTTCGGGACTCGTCCCATCAGCTTCTGCGCCAGGCCCTCGCCATCGCGCAGCCAGGTGCGGCACATCAGCCGCTCTACCTGGGGCCTCGTCAGCTCACCAGAGGTTTCCGGCGAGAGTGACCACTCGGCCCACGCGCTGCGGATCTCCATGGCCAACTCGGCATGCACCGAGCCATCCAGGCGCAGCGGCAGCGGTTCCACGCCGATACCACTTCCGCCCACCACCCTCTCCTCGAGGCGATCGAGCAGGCCGGTAACCAGATCGTGATCTTCGTCCAGTTTCCGGCACTGCTCTCGCATAGAGACCGCAGACTTCTGTAGCGAGGTGTCGGCGCCTAGCGGCTGACGCTTGGCCTTGTGGGTTCTCCCTGGCCTGGCAGCCTCATACGCCTGGATTGCCTCGCGAGCGGCCAAGCGCCGAGCCACCAGCTCGGGGGCCAAGGGTTCCAGTAGTCGATCGATCAGGTTCATCAGCAGAACTCCGCCAGTGCCGGGCCAGGACGGCGACCGGCGGCGCGGTCCCGCTCTGCGGCTGCGCGGCGCTCCCACTCCTGGCGTCCGGCGCGGATCTTCTCGATATCCTCCATGGTGTGGGTGCGTCCGTTGAAGATCACTGTCCGCCCTTCCAGCACGGCGGCCTCGGCCTCCAAGTATTTGTCGAGCATCTGCTGCGCTGTCAGAGCCATGGTCCGCTTCCAGTGTTGAGCCAGCCCTGGGAGGTGCTGGCATGGTTATCGTTCGAAGGTTGCTGTTGGGCGACCGGCTCCGGCATGGGATCAACGCGCACGCGCTCCAACTGGTCGAGGTCGAGGCCGAAGCGCTGCTGGCTGATGCGCAGCGCGGCAAGGGCGTACACGAAGCAATCCAGCGCCTCATTGCGGCGCCCGCCGGAGTCCCATCGCAGAACGCGAACACCCTTCGCCATCACCGGCTTCTTCTTCTCGGCGGTGATCTGCTTCAGTTCGTCTTCGTCGCAGATATCGCTGTCGATCGGAAAGTGCACACAGCCGGGCGTCGGCTGCCACGGAATGGGCACATCAATGCGCAGGCGGCTGTAGATCAGCTCCTTCGCGTTGTCGGTGCCCAGTTCAGTCTTGTAGACCTTGCGCTTGCGACGCTTCGGGAAGTTCGCGATGGGCTTGCCGTAGGCGCTGGCCCCGAAGGTCGGGATCACCCAATGCACGCCGTGTTTGATGCTCTCGGCCTCCACCTCGTCGGCGTAGTGGCCGCCAGCATCCCAGCACCACCGCTCGACACGCATCGGCACGCCGTCTACCCGGGTGAACTGCCGGTGAATCTCCAGCCCCACCTTGCGCCGCAACTCCTCGCTGGCGGGATCGCCGGTCAGGATGAAGCGATGCACCAGCCAGGCCTCCTCGCCCAGGCCGAAAGCCCAAACACGGCCCTCGTAGCGGTCGTCCTGGGTGTCGATTCCGCCCATCAGGACAAGCGCTTGCGGCGGCACCTTCGGGTAGTTCTCGCGGCGGGCATAGAGCGTCTGCCACTCCACCCGCTCTCCCTCGTCCTCAACCCATACCTCGCCGAGGATGGTGTTGGTGAAGGTCTTCAGCTTCTCGCGATCACCCTTGACCTTCAGCCATTCGTCGATCAGGTCAAGCCAACTGGTCCACGTGCTGTACACGGCCCAGCAGTAGAAGGCGACGGAACGCGGCGTCCTGATCGGCTGGTCATCCGGGCCGAACCACTCCATAGCGTCCCGCGTCCAGATTCCCGAAACTTCGCACTTCCAGCGGCCTCGCTCGGAGGCAACCACCATTTCGTGGTGCTCAAACGTCCCGCAGCACCGCTCGTTCTCGCAGGCGTACCAAACTGAAGAGGCCTCGCCTAGATCGTTCGCGATGTACTTCACCCCAAAGGCGCAATCTTTACCGCCCCACTTCAGCGTCTGCTCATGCCCACAATGCGGGCACGGGATGTAGTACCGCAGGCGACGCGGAGACTCATCGGCCGCCTTCGTGATCTGGCATTGGCCCTCGGTACCAGGCGTCGATCCACGGATGGACTTCGGGTAAACAGCACCGCGCAGACGTTGGTCGCCAAGGAACGTTGGGGAACCTTCACCTTCAATATCGGCGTCGAACTTCGACAGCTCGTCATAGATCACCTCGTCGGCAGATCTCTCACGGTAGTTGCGAGCAGCCTTGCCGCCGAGCGTCCAAAGGGTCCGCCGGTTTGCAAACACCTTGGTGTCGAGCGTGTTGTCGCTATGCTTGCGGCCATACCATGGGGCCAGAGCCAGCAGCACCGGAACATCGCGAATCAGGCCATTAACGTGGCTCTTGCTGATCCCCTCGGCGTCTGGGTCAGTCGGGCTCCACATCAGCACATTACGGCGCTTGTGCTGAATCTTGTAGCCGATGTTGGCCATCAGCATTTTCGTGTAGCCGATGCGTGCCGACTTCACGAAGTTTACGACCCGAATCAGGTCGTTACCCATGGCGTTCAGGATGGCGACCTGAAATGGCGCCGTCTTCCACTTGCCCTCGTTGTACGAGGATTCCGCCGACATGTAGAAACCGTCGTCGGGATCTTCCGCCCACTCCACCGCCGTCATCGGCGGCGACTTGTACAGCCCCTGCAAACCTAGATCGACCGCTTTCCGTAGGTCATTCATCCAGGGTGGCAGAGTACTCATCAAGGATTTCCGGTAGGTCTTCAGCAAACTCCACGGCCAGATTTCGGGCCAGCGCTATCTCGCGCTCAAAGGCCTCCAGCACCAACGGCGGTGTATCGGGTATTTGGCTGCGGACCGTCTTGCAGACCGTCTCCAGTTTCGAGCCGATCTTGGACGCGATCCTGGCAAGAGCGAAGGTGGCGAACGGAGTTGGAACAAGGGTCTTCGCTTGGACCTGGTTCTTCTGCTCCTGGGCGTCAGCCTGAGCAGTCGTCAGTCGCAGGCGCTCCTGTAGCAATTTCTTTTCAGCGAGCGGGTCGAGACCTTCCGCATCTAGGCCCTCAGGTTGTTGTTTCTGGGTCACATGATCGAGGCGATTCTGTAGCACCGCCTGGGCGGTATAGAACACCTCGCGGCCGATCTTGGCGGCAGGCTCAACGCCCCATTTATCAAAGGCTTGCGGAGAAATCCCGAGGCTCGCGGCCATCTCGGACTTGTTCAGCCATCCGCGCTTTTTTTGGAGGTCTTCTGTGCTCATGACAAAACAACAACCAACCTCCGAAAAAAGGTCATACATATTTGGCGCGCGGGGCTCGAATTACCCTCTGACGGGGGCACCCCGGGGAGGACCCGCGACGCACCACTTTGGTGCATCAGTCAGCGCCTCGCAGCGAACCGAGCAGCAACGCCGCGCATCGCCACCTCGAACTCGCGTGGCAGGTTCTCGTCGGCGTACTGCTGCGCGATCTCGAAGAAGCTCAGCCGGCGGCGGTACGAAGGGCGAGACACGAAGGCCATGATGACCGATACAGCATCCCGGCCTCGGCCTGTGCGCTCAGCAATGCCTATGGGCTGGCCCTTGCGGGTCATGACGAAGTAGCGGCGAGCATTACCCTTCGCCCTGCTCCGTCTGCTATCGGTCGCGTTCGCGTTGTACCCGGCCTGGCTGAAGCCGCGGATGCCGCTCAATGCCTTGGTGACCTGGCCGCGCCTGATGTTCCCGTAGCGATCCAGGTCCGCGCCGGCACCAGGCACCACGTACTTACCTTCGGGCAGTATCCCCTTGGCCCTGAGCTGAAGCTCGGCCGGCTTGTTCCGACGCGGCCCACCGTAGACTTCGGGGGAAATCCACACCGATGCAGGCTGCGCACCGTCCGCTTCGTCCTTGAACCAAACCCGCGCTTCGAGCCGGTCTTTCCTGGCCGGCACCATGCGCAGGCTGTTCAGGGTGTACGGGGTCGGGCGGTCGAACACGACACGCATCTCATCGCGCAATCGATCCATCAAGCCTTGCGCGGTCCGCGTAAGCGCAGTGGCTGTCGCGTAAGGAATCTGCCTCTGCTCAAGCTCAGTCAGGTCGGCGAGCTGCTGCTGGAACCCTTCCGGCTTGATACTGATCATCTTCTGCAATACCTCGGCAGGCCGGCGATGTGCTTACGCAGCGCCTCAATCATCAGTTCGCGTCGCTCGACTCCGGCTCGGAGATCAGAAACAACTTGTCCATCAGTGGCAGCAAGGACGGCTCTTCCTGCATCAGCGCTGCCGGAGGCTCCGGGAGCCGGGTGCACTCCGTCTGCGGGACAGCGGGCTTTGACGTACACGACGCGAGCACCAGTGCCGATAGCATCGCGGCGCAATTGGTTTTCTTCATGGGAGGCCTGCAGTGCTGCTTGGTAGGTACGGGCCAGGGAATCGGCCTGGGCCTGCGCCTGGATGTCGCGCTGGGCCTGCTGGGCCATGGCGGTGATCGTCTCGGCGGATTGCTCGACGGCGGCCTGGAGGTCGTCACGCTGGGCGGTCACGTGATCGAGACGCCAGAACACCAGCGCGGCTACCAGGGCGACCACCAACCATGGCCGCCAGGTCACTGGTCGATCCTCCGGCCAACCTTGAACATGAACGTCGGCTCTTGATCGAGCATCGAGTTGACGATGCCCTCGATGACCGAGAACAGGGAGACGACCATCTCAAGCGGCGCCCACTTGGCGAACGCCAGCGGGCAATCGCTATCGACATCCCCCAGCCACATCGGAATGCCGTAATAGCTCCCATGGTGCGAGACGCCGAGCTGTCGAGCTTCGGCTTTCGTCGTGAACCCGAGCATCATTCCCCCTTGAGCGCAGCACGCGCCCATTCGAGCCGGGCGTTGCGATCCTCGGCCCCGGTAAACGATCCGTTTATGCGGAGGGTGATCTTCTCGAAACGGCCCTGGTCGGCCAGATCGTTTAAACCCCGCGAATGCCAGAACCATCCCGCGGCGATTGCTGCCCAGGTCCGTTGCTCCAGCAGTTCTGGTTGCGCCACAAGTGGCAGCGCCAGGGCGCGGGAGGCTTCGGCGTAGTTGTCGTGGCCCGTAATCATGATCAGGCCACGACCACGGTATCGATACCCATCGCCCGTATCCGGTGAGCCGTTGCCCATCCGGTTTGCGTAGACGCGGTTGGCGATGCGCTCGGGCTGGCGGGCATACTGGCGAGCCTCTACCGGCGCGAACCGCTTCGGCCAGGTCTTGAGCAGCCCCTCGGCGGAGTAGTTCAGGTTCTCGACCAGGCGCTTGAGGCTCTGGCTTTCGTGCCCGACCTGGGCGAGAAACATCGCCGCACGCTCGGGCGTGTTGATCTCGAACCGGGCCATGGCGCCGTTGATGTGTTCGACCCAGGTCGTTGCAGTAGCAGCGCCGCAGCCAGTAGCGCGGTCAAGTTGATCGGCGGTGATCTTCATTCGCCAGACCCTCGACGCGGAAACTTCCAGTCGGCGATCCGATCAGCGAACTCGGCGATCTTCTTCACCCCAAGGAAACCGGTGAACACCCCAGCAGCGGTAGCCATGTTCTGTGGCAGGCCGAACCACTCAAGGACCGGAATCAGGCCCAAGGTAATCAAAGTGCAGAGCGTTGCCTCGAGCAGCGCCTGGCGCCGCGTTCCACCGCCGTAGATCACTCGCGTCAGCGCGACCACGAAGGACAGGCCGGCGGCGTACAACTGCGGATAGTGCGCAGACAGCCACGCAAGCAGCGCAGCCCAGGTCTCAGGGCGTTCTGGCATTTTCATAGTCTCTGCCCCTCGCAGGGGTTCTAAAACGACGAAGCCCGCTCAATGGCGGGCTTTCGTTCGTCGGGTGGGTTCCGGGCGGATCAGGCGTGAAACAGCTGCAACTGCCCTTCGCGCTCGACCTCGATGATCTTCTGTTCGATGACGGGTGCCTTGATCTGCCATCGACGCAGGGTCTTGCCGGCCAGGCTGGCAATCCCTCGCTCCTGTCGGTACTCCGCCATCAGCTCGTTGCGCATGGTGTTGAAGTCCATTGAGCGTTTGAACAACTGCTCGGCCATCCAGTTGAAGGCATGGATGAAAGCTTCTTTCCAGGCAGCTGCGGCTTTACCCCTAAAGCCCATCACAAGGAACATGAAGCCGTCCTTGGTCATGTCGAAGCTTCGACTCTTGATCGGTTCTCCGCCGCTCGGATTTTCCCGCCACATGACCGTCTCCTCAAAATTGAGGAGACGGAAACCAGCCGAGCAATCCAAGTTGTCGATAGCCCGAAGGACGTTGTCGTGCCGCTTTCCGAAGCGTTCGGCCACCTTCAGCGATGTCGTTACGACCTGGCCGTCATTGACCATTACCAGGTCACGCAGGCTGGCCTCATCAAGATCAATTTCACTCATCTGATCCACTCCACTCACCTGGAAAAAGGAGCGCAGCGGGGCGGACGGATGAGCGGACATCCGCCTTTCGGCTGTACGGGCCTAGCTGCGTGTTGGGTTGCCTTGCGGCGGAAATGAAAAAGCCCAGCACGAAGGCTGGGCTCTGAAATAGGTGCGGGTGGATAGGGGCCACTACCCCGTGCGCATCCTGCGCTCCACCTGCATTGATTGGTTATCGTCCTCGGACAGACTCCAGCATCGACCTCATCTCTTCGATGATCTCTAGGTGCACCGCGTCGGCCACTGCCTCAGCCTCCTGCTCGGAGAACAAGAAATCGCTCCGTAGCGTCAGGCCATGCATAACCACGAAACAGGCCTCATGGCCGGCATCGCGTATGGACCAGGGCAGCGCGTCACCCTCAAGCTTTACGACCTTGATATCTGGACTTCTCATTGGACCACCTCTCGGCTTCAAGGTAGTCATTATCGCAAAGGGTGAAGGCCTTGTGGGTCGGTAACCCGTCACTTTGATGTGGCAGGTGAGACTGCCGTCTACCGAGTTTCTGACCTTCGAATGAAAAAGCCCGGAGCGGGGGCAACCGGGCTTCCCGTCCATCTCGCTGAAAGCCAAGGACGGAAAACATCGAGTCAGACGGGGGCGTGATGATGCCGCGCCAAGCCAATCTACGCAATAAAAAACCCGGCGCCAGGGGCCGGGTTTCGAGTGCGTCACGCTGCGTTCACAGCAATTCACGCTGGGATGAAAACACCCCTTATTCCGCGTGTAAAGCTATTCCTCAAGCGCTCTCGCGGAACCGCTCCAGGGCGCTATCGACCCAGCCCACCGCCAACTTCAGAGTCTCCCTGACCTTCGCCTCGCCGATCTGGTGTTCACGCGCGATGCGCAGGGCCGGCCACTTCGCGCCGTAGTAGAGCCACACGAAATCACCAGCCTGCGGCGCCCTGTCAATGAGTCGAGCAATGACCCGGTCGACGGCCAAGGCCATATCGTCAGTGACGTGGTAGGCCTTGGGGCTCGACATTGGCATGGCTTGGCTCATGATAGCGGCGGCCGGCGATACATACCCGGGAACCCCCATCCCATCCATGCGCCACCACCCCCACTGCTCGAGGAGATACTCGGTATCGCCCAGCAGCTTGTCCACGTAGGTTCGAGTTCTGCTCATACCGCCCCCGGACCGTTCAGGCCAAACAGGTCGCGCAGCAGCGTTTCCACCGCCGCGCCCTTTGCGTTGCCGTCCTGCAGCCAGAGCCGGCCGTAGTCGTGAAAGCCCAGCGTGCCGCGGTCGCCGTGCCAGTTGGCAACCATCTGCAAGAGGGCGGACAGTGCCGCAGCACCACCGGCCTTGACCTGCGCCAGCTCCTGGCCGGCCACCTTGAGAAACTCCCGCTCCAGCCTGGTCATGACCTTGCGGGGCGCCATCGGTTGTACGTTGCTCATGCCGCCTTCCCCTTTTTCTTGCCGTGCTTGTTGGCGAAGTAGGTACGCCCCATTTCAACCTCCTCTTGGCTCATTTCGCGCGAGCCCGCGAAGTTGACGAATCGTCCATACATTCCCTGCTGCTGGAGCAGACACATGCCCGGTGGGGCGTGTCGGCACTTGGTCATCAGGATCTCCGTGATTCCGTTCTGGCCGGCCTCGCTGTCCATGTCCCGGTGGACCATCAGGATGCAACTGGCGTCGGCCTCGATCTCCCCCGAGTCGCGCAGGTCGCTCGACTGCGGGCGCTTCCCGGGCCGCTTGGTCGAGTCGCGGTTGAGCTGCGCCAGTTCAATGACCGGCACACAGAGTTCCTTGGCCAGGCGCAACAGCGCCTTGTTGGTCTTACCCACCTCCTCGCTGCGCGTGCGCCCTTTCGCCTCCGGTGGAATCAGGCCCAGGTAGTCGACGACGATGCCGGCCAAGCCGTGCTCACGCTTGACACGCCGCGCGGTGCTGCGGATCTGGCTGGCGGTCACGTTGGGATCGTCGCAGATGAACAAGGGCGCCCCCTTGGCCTTGGCCACCGCAGATGTGATGCGCGGCCAGTCGTCGTCACCCAGTTGCTGCGGATCGTCCAAGCGCTTCAGGTCCACTCCCCCCAGCGAGGCGATGGAACGCACGCCCAACTCCTCCTCAGGCATTTCCAGGGAGAACACCAGCCAGGGCTCCCCTGCCTCGCAGGCGTTGTACTGAGCGATCTGCAGGGCAAGTGTGGTCTTGCCACTGCCGGGAAGGCCGGCGATAACGGTGAGCTTCCGAGGGCGGATGCCGCGAACCAGCTTGTCGAGATCGGCTAGGCCAGTGCCGGGCCACTGAGGCGCGCGGCCGTTGAACTTGTCATCGATAACGTCGACAGCCTTGAGCATCACCTCGTCGAGCCGCTTGTACTTCGGCGCCTCGTCATCGAGGTCGCGCAGGTCCGCCATCGCCTGCTGCGCTCTGGCGATGATCTCAGGCAACGGCCGGTCATCCGTGGCGGAAGCCTTCACCGACTCGGCCGTGTCGATCAAGCAGCGTAGGATGGACCGCTCCCGGACGTGCCGGACGTACGTCCTCCAGTTCGCCACCGAAGGCACATTGCGGGCAATGTTCCCGGCATAGGGAATGAGCTTCGCGCCGCTGGGCAGCACATCACGGACCACTCCCACGGTCACCGGATCGACGGGAATCCCTTCCTCGTAGCAATCCTTGATCGCCTGGAACAGCGCGGCGTTATCCTCGAAGTAGAAATCGGCGGCGGTCACGCTGGACAAGGCCTCGTCAACCAGCGCCTGATTCTGCTGGAGCGCGGACTGCAAGATAGCGCCGAGCACGCCGAACTCAGCCTCTTCGCTGTACAGCTCTCGGCTCACTCCAGAACCTCCCGGCGAGCGGAGCCCCAGGTGAAGCCAACAGCCTTGCCGCCGTTCTCGCGGAGACGATCCACCGCACGATCACCGATGTACTTGGCGACCTCCTGCGCGCTCATGTTCGAAACCACCACCGTAGGCCGCATCTCCCGATACCGGCGGTCAATCACCTCATGGAGCAGCCCCAATTCGTACTCGGTACCGCCCTGCGCGCCGAGCTCGTCGATCACCAACAGGTCAAAGCCCGCCAGCTCTTCGAGAGCGTCCCGTTCGGTGTACTTCGCCGCCCGGTTCATCGCCCCCTTAGCCACACGGATTATCTCCGACGCCGAGGTGATCACTGCTTGGGCCTGAAGGTTCCGTACGACGTACTGGACGATTGAGCACGCGAGATGGGTCTTGCCCGTCCCAAGGTTGCCCAGGAGCAAGAGGCAGCGGCCGTCCTGGAAGTTCTCCACGAATCGCTCGGCATACTCCCGGCATGCTTCCAGCACCGCCGCCTTCTCCGCCTTGCCGTCGGTGCGGTAAGTCTCGAAAGTGCTGGCCCGGTAGCGAGCGGGGATGCCAGAACCAACCAGCAACTCGTTGATCTTGCGTTGGGTTTTCTCCGCCAGGGCCACCGAAAACTCCTCGCTCCCCGGCTCGCGATTCACCCCATCCCAAACACACCGAGAGCAAGACCAGGTCAAGTAGCTACCATCAAACTGCTCCACCTGGATCGAGTGGTAGTCACCGTGAACCGGGCAGCGAAGAGAAGGGCTTTCTTCGCTCTTGCGGTTGGGTTTACGCCAGAAGTTAAAAATTTGCTCTGCCATCGTCGCGGTCCTGGTACATGTCGGGGGTGTGTTTGGGGAGGTTGGTGAAGCTCGATGCCGGGCCAGCATCAGGGGCTATCTCGTCTTCCCATCGTCGCCCGTTGAGCCAACTGGCCGGCAGCGGAACGAACTGGCCGTTGTCCTTCAGCCAATCACGCTGTCGGCAGTGCTTCGGAAGCGCCGCCATGATCACAGGGTGCAGAGCAGGGTCGATCTTCCGCCAAGCCTTCTCCGCCTTCGCTCGATCCTTGTGCTTTGGGTAGGCCTGGTAAAACTCCTCGAAACCATCCAGAGGATTGGGCTTGGCCGGCCGTTTCCCAGACTCGGTTTTTCCCTTCCGATCACCCACGTCGTCCGAACCGGTTTCGCCGGTTTGGACATGCTCTTTAGGTTCTTTGGTGGTTCTTTGGTGGTTAAGTGACGGATCGGGTGCAACCGTTGCACCCCGTTGTGTCGTCAGTTGCACCCCGTTACGTCGTGGTTTGCACCCCGTTACGTCGTCATTTGCACCCGGTGCAACCGTTGCACCCCGTTCCATCGAGAGGTCGTACACCATCGGCAGGCGATCCCGGTGCGAGATGTAGGCGGCAGCGATTGCCTGGTTTCCACGGCGAATAACACCAGCCTCCTCGAGGGACCGGAGCTTGTACTGGACAGTCCGCTCGGATAGCCCTGTATCACTGCTCAGCGTGGCGATAGAAGGGAACGCCCCCTTTCCCACCTCGTTGGCATAGTTCGCCAGGCACAACAGCACATGCCTCATGGCGGCATCGGTAACGACCTGCTGCTCCAGTGCCCAGGTCATGGCCTGAACGCTCATATGTCTAACTCCTCGGTAACGCGCTTCACGAAGTCGTGGTATCCCTCGGCCATGAGGAATCCTTGGTCTTCAAGCGCACCGCGGCATGCCTTGGCGTGGCCGTAGAGCACCCAACGCTCACGCTCGGGCAGGTCGCGGAATTGACGGTAGGACGGCCAGGGCCCGGCGATCACCGGGCGGCCGTTGGGGCTGGTGGTGATCCGGCCCGGTTTCGGTTGTGTGGTCATTGGATGGTCTCCCCGGTGTACTTGGCCTGCGTGAACCGGCCGTCCCAGGTGGCTTTCATGACCAGCTTTTGCTGCATGTAGAGTTGGTGCAGGCGCTGGGCGCCGGCCAGCAGCAACTGCAGGTCGTACTTGATGAAGGAGTCACCGCCCTCGGGGGCGATTTTGCGCGGGCGCTCGGTGAGGTACTTGTCGCGGACACGGCTGGCGACGCGATACCGCGGTGCGCCCTCCTCTTCGCGCTGCTCATTGAAGAGCCAGCCGAGTTGGCACAGGGTGCTGTTTACCTTGGCGCAGTTCACCCCGTTCAGGCGCTTGCAGAACTGAGTAGGCGTCTCGCCTACCATGAACAGCGATTCAAGGCTGGAGATGGTCTCGGCCTGGTGCTGATTCTCCAGTTGCAGGACGGCGTTCTGTTCCTCCAGGTCAGCAGCCAGCCGCAGGGCCTCGGCTCGGGTACGCGGGATCTGGTAATCGCGACCGGTACGCTCAGCCTCAAGCTGCTGCCAGCGGTCGATCACTCGGGCACGATGCTCATCGCTGTAACCAGCAACGACCAGGTGAGTATCCCTCTCGATCAGGTCATACACAGCGATCGGACGGCCACCGGTGGACTCCCGGCGAGTTTTACGACTTGATCGTAAAAGCCCCTTGTCGAAGAGACGTTCGATGGTCGTGACAACGTCGTTGTGGCGAGCCTCGACAAGATCCGCGATCTCGCGGCTGGTCATGGTGGCGGCCTGGCCGCCAATTGAGGTCAGGCCAGTCATGTCGAAGCCCTCGTAATAGCCGCATCTATTGCATCGGCTACGCCTGCATCCAGGTAGTGGTTCACCCGATCTACCAGGTCCTGGTCTTCCACTCGGTCTAGACTGCTTCCGGCAAACTGGGCGGATACCCTGAGCCAGTTGAATATCTCGCCCATGAACCCCGCGAACTGGCCGCGTTTGACAGTTTCCTCTTGCTCGTCCGAAGGGGCTTTGGTGATCAAATCGCGCACCATGCTCCTGAGCACCTCGCAAGCCATCCAGTCGTCCACATCCCGGACATACTTCAGATAGATGTGCGCGATACTCTTGCCGGCCTCGAGACCGGTGAGGTAGCTACCAGTCAAAGGAACATCCCACATTGAGTAGCGACCATGGTCCTTGCCTACGAAGGGCAAGCGCTGCCAAGTTTCCTTGGCGCGCGGGTGGAGAGATATCCCCTGTGGCTTCTTGCCTCGACGAGGGCGTTTTGCATCAGACACAGAGCTCATGCCGGCACCTCCATCTCGGTCAGCAGTTGGATCAAGTCTTCGCCAGCCAACCTGGCGATGGTGATAATCGACAGATGGATCGCATCCACCTGCTCGGCGGTCAGGCGCGGGCCCAGCTCGAAACCCTCGAAAGCCAAGTCTTCGCGAACTGCGGTAGCCAAGTCCTGGATGGCGCCGATATAGCTGTAGAGCTGGTCACCGAGCGCTTTCGCTCCGATGCGGCTAGTCATTGGCCACCTCCCCACCCTCCAAGGCGGCACGGACCAGGGCAGTGGCTGTCTCGGCCGCATGAAGAAGTAGGGCTACGCGACGACTAACACTCGGCTCGTCGAGGATGTCGAGGAGCCCGCCTTGAATCGCGTCGAGCAGGCCGACTGCGCTGTCCAGTGCGAGGTCGGCATCAATGTCATCCATCACGCACAGGACATTCGCTTTCTGATCTCCCTTCGAAAGATCAACCGGCGCAGTCGCCCGGAAGCTGATACCCATCGTGGCCCTCATTGCTGAGCCTCCTTCTGCCGATCGATTCGAGCAGAACAGACCTGTTCGAACTCCGCCAACTGGAAGATGGCACCGCCAACCTCCTCCAAGAACCATCCGAGACGCTCGGCGGTCTCCTGATCGAGCTCGCCTTCTGCACTGGTAAGCGCCAGCAGTTTCCCGACTGCGGCGACACCAAGCGCCATGTTCTGAGCAGCCTGCCGGGCTACTTCACGCTCCCCCCAAAGAGACATCGCCTGCTCGTCCGTGAGTACCTCAGACGGGTCGCGGGAACACTGCTTACTAATCAGGTTTGCGAGGTTCATTGCTGGCCCTCCTCACGCAGGGAGTCGAGCGCGGCGTCAACCAAGTCGCCAGCCATCTCTGCAGCAATCTCCAGCGCATACAAGCACGCGTGCTCTTCGTCGGAGGTGGTCAGTGCTCCGAGAATGCTAGAAACACTTAGCGTCAGCGCGATCGCCTCGCTCAACGCCTCTTCGACCGTCGTGGTCGGGTTAATCGCTGCGAATCTTCGCGGCGGAAGCTGAGATACCGGTCCATTCAGTGCAGACAGCCCGAGCTTGATCGCGCTCATGCTGCACCTCCTTCGTGTTGCGACACGTTTTCAGCATTTCCGGATTGGGTCGCGACACTGGCCCGGCAAGCTCTGAGCAATGCGCCAGACATGGCCCCCAGCAGGGCGAGAGTATTGAGTTCCTGAGAGAGCAGCGGCTCGCCGGCATCGTCCATCGCCCGGGTCATTCTCAAAAGAATCAGGTGAACCGCCTCGCTGATGTCCTCGGCGGCGGCCAGAGCCGCGTCAACCGGCCGGTCGGCAACAATGGAGAACAAGAACTCATCCCCGTTGAGAGGATCGAAGCAAACCTGGTGGTCAGTGGTAACGGCGCAGGGGACTTGCGCGCTTTGAGTTTTCTGTTGCATAGTTAATTCGTCCTTCGAAAGACAAATTGATATCCAGGCAGTCGCTCCAACGACTACCGACTAAAGGCCTCGCGAAAGCGGGGCTTTTTGCTTTCCGGCGTTTGAGTCAGCCGGGCCGCAAAGTGGCGTCAGGACACTCCGTGCTATCGTTTTGCTTCCACACGAAACTGGCTCGGAGGCCTGGCATGAACTGGTTGAAAGAAGCCTTCAGGCGCTGGAAGGCACGGCATTGGGACAAGGAGTACTTCCCAGAAGACCGGGGCGGAATAACGCCGCTTAGGGCCTTCTGGGAGAAAAGGCGCGCATCAATCATGACGTTCGCCCTCTGGCTGATTGCCCTGATCGCTGGGGCGTTGATCCTGAACATCGTTGGCCTTGGCTGACTCAATCTCGTGCAGCCGCTTGATGGCTCGATTCAGGAACTCCAGGCGAGCCCGGTAGCTGTCCATGCCTTGGGGAAAGTGCACATAAGCCACGTCTGCATCTGGGTAGAGGCGGTCACCCATCGCCTTGTTGCGCCCAGCGCTGTAGCCAAACTCATGACAGATGAGCGCGATCCCGCCGGCGGCTCCCACCGTCGCGATGATCGGCGTCAGCTCGACGTGGTAGCCGCCGATGCCATGAAGAATGACCGCCGCCCAATAGATCAACGCCATGGTGACCAGGCCACCGAACCAAACGAAGAACTGACGAATCATTGCGCCACCTCGGCACTGGATGCCTGCACAGCAGCATCAGCGCACTGCCGGGCGTGGGAATCGGACGGCAGAATGGGCCCAAAGTCGGCGGAGCTTGTGGGCTGCTGGGTTGGGGCCGCATCGATTGAGGCGCGCAAGATTTTTTCGGCGAAGCCGACCAGGTCAGGCCGCAGACCAGCAATAGTGATTTGGCCGCCAGATGCGTCTTGAAGCCGTTCAGCGAGGGATGGGGAGGCTTTGCGATGACCTCCGGCTAGTTGCCAAAGGTGCGCCACAGAGGTTCTAGCCTCTCTCGCTACGCGCTCGCGCTCTTCTGCAGACGTGGCAGCAAGCCATCCGCGCAGATGATCAGACATGAGTGGTTCTCCTCATTACGTCGGGAGAATTTAGCTCATGGCTAATATTTGCTCAAGAGGATATTTAGCTATGAGTACATTTAGCCGCTTGCTAAATGATGGCATCGTGCATGCCATGGATATCTATCAGATCAGAAAGCAAAATCTCATTCAGCTCATTGGCGGCCAGCGTAAGAGTGCCTGTGCGGAACGCTGGGAGATGAGCCCGGCCCACCTCAGCCAAATTCTTTCAGATAAGACGAGGAAAAACCTAGGTGACGACGTTGCGCGCCGCATCGAAGCGCTAGAGGGCTTGCCGCGCGGATGGCTCGACCTAGCTCAAAAGCGCGCTCAGCAACTACCTCTCATAGACCCAACCAAGGAAGCGGAGTATGCCGGCCCTATCTCCGTTTGGGACAATGAGACTCCTTTGGACGAGGATGAGGTGGAGTTACCGTACTACGACCAGGTGGAATTGGCCGCGGGCGACGGCCGGATAGCTGTACAGGAAATACCTGGGCGCAAGCTCCGATTCTCGCTCCCCGCGCTCCGCGAGGCCGGCGTCAATCCGAAAAAGGCGATATGCGCAAAGATCAGGGGCAACAGCATGGAGCCACTGATCATGGACCGCTCGACCATCGGCATCGATCAATCAGCCACGGACGTTATCGACGGTGAGATTTACGCCCTGGAGCACGAAGGCATGCTGCGGGTGAAGTACCTGTATCGGTTGCCGGGCGGCGGTCTGCGCCTGCGCAGCTTCAACCGAGCCGAGCATGACGACGAGGAGTACTCGCCGAAGGAGATGCAGTCCCAAGGCATTAGCATCATCGGGTGGGTGTTCTGGTGGTCGACACTGCGGACGCGTGGACCTTTCAAGCGGTAACCGGGTCATCTGGCGGAGCGGTTTATGCATTGACTATCTCTTTCGGCCTGCTGTAGGAAAATGCCCATAGATTGGGACGCCAGGCGAATGCCATAATCAAACGATGAAAAAGCCCAACACCTACACGCTCAGAATCAAAGGCTCGCACCCGCGCAAGCTCCCGCTTGATCGGCTGGCCTTGTATTTGGCTGAGCTTGCGAAGCTGCTGGGCGAGCGCGAGCACATCCACTTCGACAAACTGTCCGTAGGGAGCGCTGCCGTAAAGGTATGGGCTGACCCCGAAGCAGCACCAGCGGTTTCCCAAAGAGTCGCCCTGGCTACTAGGCATTTGGACGAGGCTGACGAAGAGGCGATTCGTGCTCTTCACCGTATCAACGAACTTCTCTCCCAAGATGGCAAGAAGGGTGAGTTGAAGAGCCCTGAAGGTGCTGTGATTTATCCATTCCCTGGGCGAGCCAAGGCAGAGCCAGTCAAAGAAATAGTGATTGACCAAGCTAGTACGGTATCGGGCCAGGTGATCAAGATTGGCGGCCGCGATGAAACCATCCCGCTTTTGCTGAAGGATGCTGACGGCATGGAGTATCGGTGCACGATCCGTGGTGCGCAGCTTGCGAAAGAGATCGCCGCCCATTACCTGGGCGATCCGATAGAGGTGTCGGGAAAGGGAAAATGGCGACGTACAGCCGATGGACGGTGGACTCTCGAGAATCTCACTGTCACGTCATGGAATGTGCTTTCAACTGACTGGGATGCTGCCTACGCGCTGATGGGCAAACTGGCCAGCCCATGGCGCGATGTGCCCGATATCGAAGAGCGTTGCTCAGAAATTCGTAAGGGGCACTAATTGGTCATTTGGGACACCAACATCCTCGCACTCTACTTTAGCGGCCGCCTTTCTTCTGATGACCAGATCCGGATGAATGGTCTCGTCTCCGAGCTTTCACGCAAGAAAGAAACCATCGGCATTCCCGCTCAGGTCTGGGCTGAGTTCCTTGAAGCGGCAAGCCAGGAGGAGGCGGAAGAGAGCGTGAAGCTATTCAAGTCAAACGCCTTCGCCCTACTCGCCTACGATATGCGTTGCGCCATTGAAACCGCAGAGGTGGCCAGACAAGGTCAGACAGTTCGCAAAAGCACCAAGGGACCGAAGCGTGATCGTCAGGCTGTAAAAGTTGATTGGCAGATCATTGCTATTGCCAAGGTCAACCAGGCACGACTACTGCTCAGCAACGACGGACCAATGGCAGCAGAGGCAATTCGTCAGGGCCTCAATTGCATGAAGATATCTGAGCTACCTATCCCTGATAATGGCCGGCAACACTCGATTCGATTTGAAGAGGATATCCCTGACTGATCGGGAATTTTCCTTCCGACACCTGCAAGGCAGGAGTGCCCCGCACCGCGGGGCTGCCACCTTTGATAGATTCCCTCCCCCGGCTAGGGAAGACAGCCGTCCGGCACGGGCCGCACACCTCGACCCCAGCGCGGCCTTTTCACATCAGCCGCGCATTTGATACATTGAGGCGTCCTTGAAGGCACAACACCGAAAGGACCAGGCCGCGCCGGAACCTTCCCCGGCGCGGCCTTTTCGTTCCTGCCCTCCCCCCGACTCAGCGCTGAGCAGAAGACCGTCCTACCCCTGCGGTGAGCTCGATACATCGCCGCCCTTCCTCGACTGATGCGTAAACCCAAGCCCGCCTGGAGCGGGCTTTTTATCGAGCAGCGAAAATAATTTAGCTTATAGCTATTGACCAAATAATTAGCCCTAAGCTAAATTAAACCAAGACTAAATATTGGGTACTGCTCATGACCACCACCGCCAGCATCACCGCACACGGTTTCACCGGCTTCCTCGGCAAAGGCCTGTCCCTGCGTGAGCTTCAGTGCGTCCTGGGCATCGCTGCGGGTCGTACCTCGAAGGAGCTGGCCCGCGACCTGGGCATGCAGCCGGGCACAGTGGGTAAGCGCGTTCTGGCAGCGACCACCAAGCTAGGGGTAACCCGTCGCGCAGCACTGGTCGCCGAGGCCATGCGCCGCGGGCTTATCTCGCCCGCCGTGATCGCCCTCGCCTTCCTCGTCGCCGGTCAGCCACTGCTCAACGATGACCACATGATGCGCAGCCGCCGTGGCGGCGAAAGGAAGATCGAAACTCGTCTGACTGCTCGCCGCGATGGCGTGGCCTGGGTGGCGTGATCATGGCCTGGGACAGAAACGATCCTCTCAACATCCTGGCGCTGCAGCTCGACGGTGAACTGCGCGCAGCGGCCGACTTTTGCCATGGCTACAACGGGCCGGCACAGCGCGCTTTCGCCCGGCACATCCAGGGCCTGGGCAAGACGCTCGACGAGCTTACCGTGGCAGACCTGAAGGCGGCGGCCGCATTTGCGGACGCAGAACTGAACGACCTGCAACAGAGAGGGCTGATCTGACGCAGCGGCGAGCGCTTCAGGTGGAGTGCTGTCCGGTGCGAAGGCATCACGTGGCTTGGCCGGGTTTGGCCTGGCGTGGCAGAGAACGGCTTGGCTTGGCGTGGCAGGGGCTGGAAACCCAGCGTACAGCCGCTTCGACTGAGGCGGTTGTGCGGTGGATACCTGCAGATGGGTAAAACCGGCAAATCGCCGGTTTGAATCGCGGAGAACGAGATGAACTTGACCCTTGTTCACAGTCGGGACTATGCTCGGCCCGTCACTGCAAATTCAGTGGCCGGGTTTGGCGACCCGACAGGCTATGGCGCGACAGCGCCAACCCAACATCAGGCGCTTTTTTTGTGCCTGCCGTTTGGGCGTGCACCGGCTACCCGGTGTCTCTCTATGGCAGATCGCGTGGGGAGACCTTCGGGTCTGCCGGGTTCCATAGCCCCGGTTCGCCAACCCCGCGCGGTCTGCCACCCTATTCCGTTTGGCGACGGTCGGTGGCAGCTCCCTAATCAGCTATGGAGTTCCCCCACAATGGCAAGCCCTACCCAAGTTGCGCCCGAAGCATTCGACCTGGCCGCCAAGGCCTACGATTCCATCGAGCTCGCCGTCAGCACCCTCTACGACCTGTCCGCCATCTTCCGGGCGATCTACCAGGCCGAACAGTTCCCGTCCCACAACAAGCGCCTGGCCGGTGTTGGCCAGTATTTGGCCGACGACTGGGGAAGTCTGCTCGATGGCCAGGTAGGCGAGTTGAAAGCAATGCTCGAAGCCACTCGCGAAAGGAGGGCTGCAGCATGAGTCTGATCACCACAACCAACGCCGTCACCATGTCGAGCCGCGAGATTGCCGAATTGACTGGAAAGCGCCATGACAACGTCATTGCCGATATTCGCAAGATGCTCCTTGAGCTCGGATATCAGATCGACGCCGACGGAAGATCTCCTGACTTTTCAGGAGATGTCCCGGACGCTTATGGGCGGCTCCAGCATTGCTTCAATCTGCCCCGCCGCGAGGTCGAAATCCTCCTGACGGGCTACAGCATTCCGCTCCGCGCGAAATGCCTGGATCGACTGCACGAGTTGGAGGCACGGGCCAAGCAAACGCTCCCGGCCCTCCCCGGTGACTACATCCAGGCACTGGAGCACCTACTGGAATCCAAGCGCTCTGAGCAGAAGGCCATCGAAGAGCGCGACCACGCCATCGCCACCAAGGCAGAGATCGGTTCCCGGCGAGAGGCCACTGCAATGGCATCGGCTTCCGCCGCCGTCCGCGAGGCACGTCGTCTTGCAGATGAACTCGGGCGTGGTACCCGGCAGGCGACGGTCAAGGCAGTAGAGAACCTCACCAAGACTCAATTCGACCCGCAGGCCTGGCGCAAATTGCGTGCATGGTGCGATTCCCACGGAGTCCAGCCCAACTATGTCGAAGACCCTCTCTATGGCCGTGTCCGGGCGTGGCCTGCGGATGCCTGGAAGGAGGTGTACGACATCGACCTGGACGGACTGTTCGGTTATCACCAACACCGGATCACCGAAGGGGGTGCAAGTTCGGCATGCCCCTGACGCACCAATAAACCCATAACCCAACCGATTTTGGCAAAGCCACAAATGCCGGCGGGCCCTTGCTCGCCCTGGAGAAACTATGAAACGAGCAACCGTTGTAACCGAACTGCCGGCCAGCACTAGCCGGGATATGGACAAGTTCGTAGTCCGTCTGCCGGACGGCCTGAGGGCCGAGGTGGAAGCTGAAGCCAAGCGCGATGAGCGCAGCATGAACAGCGTAGTCATCATCGCCCTGCGCGAGTACCTGCATGGCCAGCGCCGAAAGCATGCGCTACTCGACGCCTTGACCGCTGCCGCCGGAGATCGCTGATCATGAAGCAAGCACTCATCGGCACCGTGGTCAGCCTGCTGATCAGCGCGTGCCTGTACTTCGGACATGGCTCCATCCACCGGTTCGCCTTCTATGTCGCGGCGGCCACGAACGTTCTCTGCTGGCTGCTGATATTCGCCGGCGGGATCAAGGGGCAAGGAGCGGCGAACCTACTCGCCCGCCCTTGGCTCTCCATCCCAACCGGCGCTCTGCACGTGGCGGCCCTGGCCCTCACAGATCACCCCGCCCTCGCGGCCTCAAGTCTGCTGGTGCAAATGGCTTGCTACGCCCTCGCCTACCAGGCGGTGCGCAGCGCCGAGCAGGGGGGTGACCTATGACCCATGCCCTGTTTAAACAGATCGATCTGACCGCCAAGCTCGGCCAGGACGGCAGCTCTCTCCAAGCCCTGAACGCGCTGCGCGTCATCCGGGAAACGGTAGCGAAGCACCTGGTCGGTGCCGAGGCTGCAGAAGAGCATCCGCTCGAGCGCGCCATCCTGGCGCTCCGCACCATCGCCGAGTTCCCCTGTCCCGAGCAGGACAATATGCCGGCGGCGAACATGCGACAGATCGCACTGGCGGCATTGAGTGGCGCTGGAGCGAGTTCGGAGCCTGGCAATCCTGGCGGTGAACCTGTTTCCGGACCGGGTAATGCCGGCGAGCGACCCCACCCCGCGCCGGGATTGGCCCGCGAGCGCGACCCACTCGGCCTTGCTCCGCGCGCTCAGGCATTCAACGAAGCGCCAGCACAGGCGCTGAAGCCTCCTGCCTTCGACCCCATCACCGGCACCGCCGACCAGTCCCAGGAAGCTGCCCATGACCTGCCTCCGCTGGAGGATCACCTGGCCCAGTTCGAGCAGACCGGTGCCGCCCTGCGCGAGGACCAGGCGAATGAGGAGCGGCGCGAGTTGGCCGAAGGCCTTCAAACCCTGGAACGCTGGCTTGATCGCGTGGCAATCGAGGACGGCTACGTCGGCGTGCCAGTGATTGAAGCCGTCGAGGTAGCGGTCAATGAGCTGAGGCGCCTGCGCCAGCTCGAGCGCATCTGCGAAGGGCTGCCGCAAGACGCCATCGATGGTGGCTGGACCGTGCAAGGCATTCGCGGCTATGCCAAGCGCTTGGAGGATCAACTGAAGGCCGCCCTGGCGCAAGTCGAAGCACTGCGAGCGGAGCTTCAATCTCAGCGAGAGCGCAACACTGAGCTGATCTTCAAGCTCGGTAGCGCAACGAACGGCTGGGGGCGCTGCGAAAAAGAGCGAGACGCTGCCCTGGCCAGGGTCGCTGAATTCAAAGCCCAGGCTCAGCACAGCGTGCCGGACGGGTGGAAGCTGGTTCCGGTAGAGCCGACCCCGGAAATGCTGGATGCACGCCGCGACTGCGAGGATGGAATGGACGGGTATCTCGTTGAGGATACCGAGTACTACTTCCCGGATCGGGGTGCGGTTCGCGCCTTCCTGGCGCGTGTGTATCAGGGCCTCATTGCCGCTGCGCCAGCGCCTGGAGGTGAGCGATGACCATGCGCAAAGCACTGACCGCTATCGCACTCGTCGCGCTGCTTGGCCTGGCCACTGTTGCCGCCGGTGCAGCGCTCCAGCCGTTCAAGAATCTGTTCATCTGGGAGGTATGTCAGTGATGAGAGGCTCCGATATTCCGCCGCCACCAGGGTATCGCCCCACCCCGCTCGCCCCCCTCGGCCAGCAGTTGGTCCGCCTGGGCCAGGCGATGCAGAACCCCAACACCAAGCTCGGCGAGTTGACCGAACTGGTCCAGGCCTGCGGCGTCGACCTGCGGATCTGCGACACGAACAAGGAGAACCGGTCATGAAGGGCGCAACGTTGCACCGGCTGATCGATATCTACGCCGACAGTCGCCGTAACCTGCGCGTCCGTTTGGCGGCCCTCCGGATGTTCGTCCGCGCGGTGTGCGCCGATCGCAACACCAGCTTCGCCGAGTATCGCCAGGTGTGTCGGCGGCTCCTCAAGGGCATGCCGTTCACCGAGCAGGCGCTGGAACGCGAGCGAGAGGCATATCGGGAGCGCACCAGAGCTGCGAGACAGGCCATGGAGGAGAGCGGTGCCTGGCTTATTGGAAACTCAGCCATGATCGAGCAGGCCCTGTCGTTCGACGACCTGTGCGATCTCCTGGGGGTGAATCATGCCCACCGTGCCGAGGCTGCCGAGGTCTGCGCGGGCGACGCCGGAGTCGTTGGCGGCCTGCTCTGGATTGGCGGGGAGTTCGAGGACAGCGCAGATCACAAGAGCGGCCGCTCCAACCGAGGGAACACGGGGCCCCTTACCGCAGCGGTCCAGAACATGTTCCAGAAGTTCCTGCTTGAGAATCCGTCGGCAATCCCCGATCCGTTCGCCCCGGGCGGCCCTTTCTACGGCGCCCCGCGGCAGGAGATGGCGCCAGATGGAACGGTGCAGATTCGACGCCCGGCACTCACCGTCCACAGCCAGGACGGATCGATCCGCACGGTGGAGCGAAAGGCGGAGGTGGTTGGCGGTGAGTTGGTTGCCCGCGGGCGCCACGAAGTGCCGCTACACCTGATCGTAGCGCGCAACGAAGAGGAGATAGGGAATGGGAAGCTCGACTAGCCCCGTATCCGAGTTCCTGTCCGAAGAGGAAGTCGCCGAGTTGACTGGGCGCAAGTACCCGAGCCAGCAGATCGAGTGGCTGAATAGGTACGGCTGGAAGTACGCCGTGACCGCGGCGAACCGCCCGATAGTTGGGCGCGTATATGCCCGCCTGAAGCTGGCGGGCGTGAAGCCGACGATGGAAGCAACCGAGAAGTGGAGCCTGGACCTGTCCAGGGTTAGATGATGAGACCGCGGAGCAACAAGAACCGGGGCCTGCCGCCTCGCATGATCAAGCGTACCCGGACGATGAAGTCAGGAAAGGTCTGGGTTGGCTACTACTACGACGGGCGGGATGCTGAGGGGAGGCGCAAGGAGATCCCGCTGGGCACGGACTTGGATGAGGCTCGGGAGAAGTGGGCGAAGCTGGAGAGAAAGGCCGTGCCGCCAACCACTCGGACCGTCGGCGATCTGTTGCGCAGGTTCGAGCGGGACGTGGTTCCGACGAAGGCGCCGAAGACCCAGAAAGAGTATTCGAAGATGATCCGCCAACTGCTTGGCGCCTTTGACGAAGCCCCGGTAGAGGACATTACGCCGAGCACCATCGCTCAGTACCGAGACGCCAGGACGGCCAAGGTTCGAGCGAATAGGGAGATCACCCTGCTTTCCTTCGCCTACAACATGGCCAGGGAGTGGGGCATCACCAGCATGGAAAACCCCTGTCGCGGGGTGAAGAAGAACAAGGAGCAGCCGCGCGATGTGTACGTCACGGACGAGGTGTGGAAGGCGCTCTACGAGAAAGCCCCGGACGATCTGCGGGTGACGATGGACCTCGCGTATTTGACAGGCCAACGCCCGGCTGACGTGAGGAAGCTGCGCAAGAACGACGTTTCCGGAGACTACCTGCTGGTCGGGCAGAACAAGACGTCTCGCAAGCTCCGGATACGACTCCGCCGCACCGACGGACAGATGACCCAGCTCGGCCATCTGGTCGAGTCGATCACCTCCGATTCTCCGGCGCTGGTCACCAACGAGAAGGGCCAGCCGATGACAGAGAAGATGCTTCGCACCAGGTTCGATACCGCACGCAAGGCTGCGGCCGAGGAGGCGATCAAGGCGGGTGACCAAGACTTGGCCAGGGAGATCATGCAGTTCCAGTTCCGGGACATTCGCCCCAAGGCGGCCTCCGATATCGAGAGCCTGGCCGACGCCTCAGACCTGCTCGGACACACGACTCAGGAGATCACGAAACGCGTCTACCGCCGGATCGGGAAGGCCGTGAACCCCGTTAGATAG